TTCTTTCTTATGCTGCTTCCGATGACACGCAAGACACAAGAATTTTCCGTTCGCGGGATCAATACACAGATCAGGATCATCGTACACGCGAATGACGTGATGTACTTCTCTTCCGCGACGCCGACATCCATCCGTCTGACACATGAATCCTGCGCGTGTGCGAACTTCTACGAGAAACAATTTGTATTCCGTCGTCTCGTAGAGTTCTTTTCGGAGCTTGTTCCACTTCCGTAGAAATTCTGTACGCGGCGCGAAGCGTGTTTTTAGGCGCTTCATCCGCCGCACGATCTTTCCCACGGTCGTCTTTTCGGAGATCACTTTTTCTTCGTTGTGAAAGCTTTGCCGCGAAGTGGATGGTTGTGAAACAGATCGAGTTGTAGGAGATTCTCAATGATCTGCCCCATACCGGGAGTATTTGCTTCCATCTCACCAGCAAGCTTACGATAATCTACCTTTGGGTCTTTGGTTTTATCGAGGTAGTTCCATGCATTTACAAATGCTTGTGCATAACCTTCGATTGGACTCTCCTTGTAATACTCATCCAACGCAAGAGTGGCTTTCTTTTTGGGGCTAGACTTTGCATATGCAGATTCCAGCAAACCCATCACATTTGTTGGATTGAATGCTACACCAGGATTCGCATTTGTATCTCGTGAATACTTATGACCCATCTCATGCAAGAAGACATTCCGTTGATCGCCGGGTTCATACACCGCTGGATTTGGATTCATCATGAGATTATCGAATCCGGGGACATACTCCCCACGCACAGTGCCTAAACCATAAGTTCTGCTTTCTTGTGGAAGAGCCCCCATGAATTCAGGGACGCCAGTAACCTTGTATGCAGAATCCGCAGTTGGACTTCTAAACAAAGAATCCATCCACTGCGGAACGCCACGTTGCGCTGCTGTATTCTCGTTAGAACTATGTCCCTTCCAAATATTAGGGATATACGCAGCATTAACCCTCTGATCTAACGTCGGCGGCTTAAACAAGCCCATCAGCCATTCGATAGGATTCATGCTATCGCTTCAACTTCAAGCCCGGACCGATTACCGTCAGAAGAATACCGAGACAAGCAATGCCGCCATACACCATCGGATTTTCAGACGTTGTGATGGCGTCCATGCAGGCGGAACGAATCTCGGATGGAAGGAATATCAAGATCATACCACCGAAACCAAAGATGCCACCGGCAACCGTGGTTGCTTGGCTCTCTTGTACTTTCTGAAGTTGTTGCTTTGGCGTCATGCAATCCTCGTATATCCGGTAAGATTGTCTAGCGATGAACGGAACTTCTGATCTGTCTGCTTTCTACGTTCGATGGCAGCGCGATTGACGGAGGCTTTCCAATGTTCCGGTCCGTACGCGAGCGCATCGAGGATGTGATACGAAGACCCTAGACCAAATTGACGATATTCTTCGTGCAATGCGGTTTGGGATTTGTGGAAGAAGATTTGTCCCGCAGAGAAATATGGAACAAGTCCAAGGACACGCGCATCTTTCGCTTTCTGTCCCGTTTTCGCTGGGATGATATTGAAGTACGTATTCCGGTGTCGCATCTCGGACTGCAACCAGTGACGATACAGACGCGAGAAGAGGACTTCTTCGATCACAACCTTCGTGATTCCCCAGCGTTCCACAGCATTGAAGACCTTCGCGATCATCTTATCCGGTGGAATAGGTCCACGATATGCATCAAGACAGAAGATGTTTGGCTTGTGCGATGTCCAATCCGTGCCAGTGATGACCCATCCTGCATCGCCTTCTACGGCGGGGTCGATGAAGAGAATACGATCGAGTTCAGAAACGTGACGTTTGATGCGTTCTGTTCCAGTAAAACCGACCAAGACCTTTCCATCTTCAAGCCATTCGAAATTTCGAATCCATGATGGATCGAGGTCGGGATTTTCACGGAAATCTGGTGCGTTCAGGTAGTTCGCGGTCCAGATTTTCTTGTTCTTTTTCAGTTCTTCCAGAGATTCAAGAGTGAACATCTCTGGGAAGATGGGATCGTATTGCTGCGTAGCCTGATTAAACTCTACGACGGAACGGATATAACGGGGAAGTTTCTCTCCATATTTATCCATTGCATGTGCATAGATGTCCTCATGATCCCATCGTGTTCCGACGAGATCGAAACCATCTGTTTTTGGTGTGACAAGAAACGGTTGAAGTTCGT